GGGATGCGCGAGGTCGGGATGGTTTGGGGCCTTCTCGGAAAAAACGCGGGTCATTCGTCGTCATCTTCGGGTTCGCAGATGGGATCGACGATGTGATCGCACGGGCAACGCTTCACCATTGTCGTGAAGGCTTGCGTCGTGCTTTGTTTGCCCGGGTTGAGTTGCATGAGGCGCAGGATGCGCGAAGGTTGTCGGGGTCGTATGGTGCGCCACCGTATGCGAGTGGATGGATGTGATCGACTTGTGTGGCGATCTTAGTGCATCCTTCGAGTTGCACTTGGCAGAGGCCACCGTCTCGTTCGAGGATCGTTGGGCGTACCTTGCGCCATGTTGCGTTGTAGGTTTTGTTGTGCCGCTTCACTCTGCGGATTCTATGCGAGGGGATTCCCCTCGCGCTCCCCGCTAGCGCGCTCGCGTTGCTCGCTTGCTCGTGATGCAAATGTGTGAGTGCTCGATGGGCAGAACGCGCCCGGGCTCCTCCCGTCCGATTATCGCTCGAATCACACTAGCCCACACCCGCGTCTACGTGCATGGGACTACCCCGGCTCTCTGACGGCCTAACTACCGATCGTTAGTCGGCGAGGGTTTTCACCTGCATCCGTTCTCACGCGACGGACGACGACGAGCGAGGCTCGTGTTCTAGTTCTCGTTGTACGCCTTCGGGCAGATGTTCGGGACGATCGGTCGGCGACAATAGACGCCTCCCTTCCATACCCATCCGCTACGAGCGTCGACGTTAGCACCGCACCGGCACACGCCGGGGAAGGCGTTACGCCGCGGCGGTCGGTTGCGGTAGTCGTCGTGCTCGCTCATGCGTTCTTCTCGATGATCTTCTTGATGAGTTGCGAGAGTGAGATGCCCTCGCGTTCGGCTTTCGCCCGGAGCCTCTTGTCGAGGTCGGGCGAGAGCCGGAACGAGATCCGCGGATAGGTGTTCATGCGATCTCGAGGATCTCTTTCCACCTAACTTCTAGCCGCTTGATGTTGTCGGCATCGAGTCCGTTGATGATCGCCATCGAGCGACAGTGTTCGAGTTGTTCTTCCTTGAACTTCTCTGCGCGTTGACGGCGCGCTCGCTCTTCTTCGATCCATGCGTTGAGCGTGTGTGCCGAGCCGATGAGTTCGAGTGAGAGTTGCTCAAACTCTCCGCCGAGCGATACGTCGATGTCGTCTTGCTTGAGCATTCGATCCGCGATTCGCATCAGTTCGCGGATGTAGGTGAAGTCCCTACGGACGTCGGTCTTGGTCGTGCTCATCACTTCACCTCGTTGAAGATGTGAACCGATTCGATCGAGCACAACGACCAACGGTTGCGACCGCGAATGCGTCGTGCCTCTACGTTGCGTCCGTCGAGTGAGAGTCGAAAGTTTCCTTGCATGATGCGAAGGTCGTCGCCGATCTTGTAGGCGAGCATCCCTTTGCGTTCGATGTGGTCGAGTTGAGTGTTCATCACTTGCCTCCGAGTTCGTGTTCGATCGCGTTGTCGAGTTTGATGATCTGATCGCGAAGCGTGTCGAGTTGCGAATGCATCTCTGCGATCCACTCGACGATCTGTTCCTTAGCGCGCTTCGAGTTGCGCGGTGTTGCCATGTTGCGAAGTCCGAGGATGTTCGCGTAAATGTTGTTGTATTGCAACATCGCTTCTTTGCGTGTGTCGTTGAGTTCCTTGAGTGTGTTCATTGTGGCCTCCTTTGCCATGACCTCAAGGTATCACCTTTGTCGGACAAATGCAACGACCCTCTAAAACGGCTCCTCGTCGAGGGTCGGGGCTTCGGCCTTCCATGCCTCGATGACCCGGGACGCCTCGGCCTTCGAGAGGTCGTCCAACTTGACCAGAGAGCGGCCTACGGCGGCTTGCACGGCGTCCACGACGCCCTTCCCTGCCGCGATACCCCTATCCCGGGCCAGAGCGCGTAGGAGGCCGAGTTGCTTCGGGGAGGCGTCCCCGGAGGGTCGGGACGCCGCCTCCATCTGATGACCGCCCGAGAACGGCTCCTCGATCGGCTCCCCGGAAGGCCGGAGAGCGGGCCGTGAGGCCGGTGCGGGCTTCGAGTGCTCGCGGGCCTTGACCTCGTTCTCGGAGGCGATCGACTTGTCGATGCCAAAGCCCATGTAGCCGAGCGCGCGTCCGATCGCGGAGGTGAATCCGACCATAAGTTCGGAATCCCGGGTGTACGGGGTCTTGCCGGGGAGCGATTCTTGAGCAGATGCGACGACCGGGTGCGTGTCGCCGGGTGAGCGGTAGATCGTGACGGTACAGACGAGCACGGATGACGGCCCGAACTCCTCGACGCGGTAGCCGGACTCAACGATGCGGAGTTCCGGGTACTTGTCGAGGGCCATCCGTAACCGTGTAGGGACGTCGACGTAGTTGTCTAACTTGAAGGCCATCTTTCGCTCTCCTCTTGTGTTTCTATGATGAGTTGGATCGTAGTAAGCCATACGGCGGCGGGCATAACGGCGAGCCAGTCGTCTGGGTTCGTGTACCCGGGACGCTTACAGAGGATCACGCCGCTCCATGCGTCCGAGGCCTCCATCTGTCGCCCGAGTTGCTCGAAGTAGGCCTTCCAGTCGTGCGTCTTTCGATTCTTGACCTCGATGACGACGCCGTCGAGCGCGTTGACGTCCCCTCGGTCGTCAGTCCATCCGGCACGGATGCGACCAGCGCGGATGCCTCTCGACGAGAGCCACTTCACGACCGCTACTTCTGCGGCGGAGCCTTTCCGCTTACTAGACGACGTCATGCTCGAGATCTTGCGCGCATTGGGCGTAGACCCACAGATAGCCGCATGAGTCGACGACCGAGTCAACGTGCAAACGTCGCTTCTCCCGGTTGTAGCCGATGCGGGCGAGTTTCATGCATACCATGAAGAGCGCGGCGTCTGCGGAGTCGCGGATCTCGCCGCCGGTGACGGCCCGGTAGATCTCTGCGACCCTTGCGTAGTCGCGATGCGGCGGGCCGTATGCGTCTCCGCGCGGCCCGTGCGTGAGTTCGTGCGCTCGCTTGAGGATCTCGTCGACGTCTACGGGATCCATTAGTACGGCGTCTCTTGGTGAAGTAGCCGTTCGAGGCGTCGGTTCTCCGCTTCGGCTTCAAGGTTGCGTTGCCGGAGCGTGTTGATGCGTCGGATCGCCTCCTTGAGATCGTCGGCGAGGAGCGTCATGTCGACGGCGTCCGGGATTCGGACGAGGTGCTCGATCAGTCGCTCGGTGAGCGTCATCTGAAGCCATTCTTCTCGCGGGATGCTCATGGCGCGACCGCCTTGAAAGTTGTCCACGGGTGGAAGCCTCCTGTCTCTAGGTAGATCGCTCTCGCGGCCTGCACCGCGATCCACGGATCGTAGAGGTCGGTGCAAGTGTCGAGAACGAGTGCCGCTTGAAGATAGCCCGTCGGCCAGTAGCGGGACGGTTCGCACCATGTCGGGCCGTGGATCTGAAGGATTCCCCACGAGCCTCCGTGCGCTCGGTCGCCGATGATGTTGGTCTCGCATCGGGACTCGGCCCATGCGATCCGACCGAGCACGAGCGTTTCGGCCTCGTTGAAGCCCGCTAGAGGCGCGAGACGGGTGATCTCGGCGCATGACTGCGGGAGATTCGTTTCGTCGCTCTGAGAGGCTCCTAGAGGGGTCTCCGTCGAAGTCGGGGTCGGAATGGTTGCGTAGACGGTCGTTTCGGACACTTTCCGCGGCTCGTAGCCGGGTTCGGCGGGCATGGTGACCAGTCCGACCGATCCGGCGAGGAAGAACGCGCAGGCGGTGATGACGGCGATCGGGTTCATACCGGGACGCCTTCCTCTGCCTCGGGCGGGTGTGTGAGTTCGATGGGAATCGACCATGCGTCGGCTCCCGGGCTCTTCATGTGAAGATTCGCGCGAAGAATGCGCCCGTCTCCGGGTTGACGTACTAGGACAACCTTAGCGTGGATGAACCGATTCCGGCCCTCGAGTGTTTCGAGGTACAGAGTCGGCGGTTTCGGTGTGTTCATTGAAGCCTCCTCAGACTCAACTCTGACCCTAGTGACTAGGTGTTCGCTTGTGGTGGATTCTTCATCACGACGGTACGGATGACCATGTCGGACGGGATGAAGAGCGGCGAGTCGAAGTCTCCCGAGTCGGCGAGCGACTGCGCGACCGTGAGGTGTCCCGGCTTGCCGTCGGGAATGAGGAAGCCGAGCGTCCACACGATGCAAGGGTCGTGGTCGATGTCGTCGACGCTCATCCAGTTCGCGCCGCCTGCGTGAGCGTCTTTCCATTCGACCCACACGGGGGAGGCGTCTAGTCGAGCCATACAAGGTACTCCGAGGCCACACGGCCCCGCTCCGGGTCGATGAAGTGGAGTCTCTGCGAGGGTCGGGCCTGCGCCGCGAGGTGTTCCGCGGCGTAGACGTTGCCCGACTCAGGTGAGCCGGTGATGAAGGCTCGGTTGCCGTTGCCGAGGGTCACCGAGAGAGGGTTGTGCCAATGGCCCATGTAGCAGTCGTCGAATGTGGGGACGATGCCCGCGGCCCATGCCGAGACGCGCTTGATGATCGCGAAGAGTGGCGTCCCGGAGTACGACTTGATCTCGTCACCGTGTACGAGCAGGACGCGATAGTTCCCGATCGTGAAGTGTTGATACCAGTCGTCGGACATCTGCCACGACACCGTCTTGAGGTCGCTCGTGCGGTCTTGGGCGATCTTGTAGGCCATGCGGTCAACGTTGTCGCCTTTCGGGTTCACTCCGTACCGTCCGATGCGTCCGTGATTCCCGTACTCGCAGACGACGCGCACGGTCTCAAAGTTCGCGGCAAGGGTTCGGACCAGTTTCTCAATGATCGCCGCGGCGTTGAAGAGTTGCTCGAAGAGGTGTCCGTCCAGTTCCCATGCTTGACCGACGAAGATGTCCAGTCCCTCGACCTGATCTCCGCCCAACATAAGAACGGCTTCTCGGACGGGATGGTCTTTCCTTTGGATCTCGGTGATCTTGAGAGCCTTGAACGCGAACATCTCGATCCGTTCGGCGCATACTTCCATCGAGTAAGTCGCGGTGCGCTTTCCGAGTTGCCAGTCCGTCGCGTGAAGTAGCGCAACCTCGGGTCGTCCCTTGCGCTTGTCCTTCGGTGCGAGAAACGGCTTCGGTCGCGGCATCGCGAGCGCGGCATCCTTCGCGGCGCGGTAGATCGCGTTGACGATCTCGTCGGTGCGGTTCTTCTCGTCGGCGATCTTGCGATGCGCGCGAGCGAGTGCGGCTTGTAGGTCTTCGAGGCGTTGCGCTTCGTTGAGTTCGTCGCCGATCGTCACTTGAGGCTCCCGCGGTAGCGGTAGACGACGTTCTCAAGGCTTCGGAGCGTGTAGCCGTCGAATCCTCGCTTGATGAGTAGTCGTGCGATCGCCGCGTTCGAGAAACGGTGCGTCGCGAGCATCGCTTCCATCCACTCGGCTCGTTCGTCTTTCGGGCGGCTCTCGAGCCACTCGATCAACGCTTGAGTCTTGCTTTTATGCGTCTCCAACTCGTCTAGGATTCCCATGCTCTAACTCGCTCCTCTTATGCTCGAGGAGGTGCGTGTCGAGGCCTAGTGCCACGTTACGAACCTCCGCCTCCACGACGCCGAGATGGTCGTCGATACGGTCAAGCCTAGACGAGACCTTCCCGTGATCGGCGGAGTTCTCCTTGCGGGCCTTCTGCACGAGGAGAGCCGGGATGATCGCGGCGAAGAGGGTCGCGATGCCCGAGATGAGGGCTACGAGGATCGCTGTGTTCATCGGGCGTTCTTCCATTCGGCTACGGCGGGCGGGACGTCGTCCCCTCGGTAGTAACGGATGTGCCACGGTTCCGCGCCGGAGGTGAACTCCCACGAGAATCCGTAGGTGATCGCGTTCGCCTCGAGCCAGTCGAGCCGCTCCCCAGAGGCCGACCAGATGTCGACGGCCAGACCGAGGCCGTGGTTAGACGTACCCGGCACGGCGGCGACCGCCGTGTTCGGCTTCTGCCACCATCTACGGCCCTCCCATACCTTCGAGGGACGTCCCGGGAGCGGGGTCATCGTGTACCGGGAGGTGAAGAGAGCGACTTGCTCTTGGTAGGTGCGATAGGTGTCGGTCCTCGACGTCGGCTTGAACGGTCGGATGCCGTCGGCGAGCGCGGCGGCGCGCATCGCGTGGTAGGCGTCGGCGGCGAGGTGATGGAGTTGGCCTAGCGGTCGGATCGCTCGGAGTAGGTTAGGTCGTAGTTGCCCGTTCTTAGCGTTCGTGAGATCGGCGGGCAGGACGACCCGCTTCACGGGTCGCACGGTTCACTCGTCCGTCTCGATGAAGGTGTCGCGATAGGCCTGAGCGGTCTTGAGGTTCTCGACTCTCTGCGTGAACTCTCCGAGCCCGAGCGCGGCGAGAACGAAGGTCGCGAGTGCTTCCGCCGGTACGTCCCATACGGACGCGGCGAGCAGTAGCGCAGAGGTGACGAAGGCTTGAACTCTGACCGGGTTATTGCGAGCGAATGTGCGGAGGCGTTCCATGCGCTCCGAGGCTACTCGTCGTCTGTGTACGGAGCGACGAACTCGTCAAGTGTTGAGTCGTATGTGAAGCCGATACCTGCGTAGAGGCCGCGAAAGTTGGCATGATACGAAGTCTGAAGCCATGTCCCGGCAAGGCCGAGCGATGCGATGAACGCTTGACCGATAGGTTCCGATTCGGGAAAGTCACCGCCGCCGCAGTCATCATTCGAGACGACGATGACTTGCGTGACGACATTGGAGTCGTTGATCTGTGCAAAGTGTGCCATTACTTGAACCTCACGTAGACGATGCCCGATCCACCCGCTCCGCCGTTCTGCGCTCCTGCGCTACTTGATGCCGCGCCGCCGCCGCCCGATGCCGTGTTCGCCGCCGCAGAAGATCCGGCGGTGTTATTACCGCCCGCGGCGCCGATAGACGATCCGCCCGTTCCTGCCGTTCCGTTCGGATTTCCGCCACCGCCGCCGCCACACTTGAACAGTGTCGAGCCACCAATGAAAGCCGATACGTCGATTCCTGCGCCGCCGTTCTGATTCGTTGCCGCCGCTCCCGCGCCACCGCCGCCGCCGCCGATCGTGTTACTGCTAACGGAGTCCGATCCTGCGTTACCTTGCGATCCGATAGAGATACCGCCGAAGATGCCCGGGTTCTGATTCGCTCCTCCGCCGCCGCCGGAGCCTCCGGACTGACCAGAGGTACTGTTGTCGTTGGTGCGGAACGCTCCGCGGCCTCCGCCGAGTGCGCCGAGGTTTGCGACCGTTGCGCTAGGCGTTGTGCCTCCGAGGGTTGATCCTGTCCCATTAGTTGAGTTTGCTCCGCCGCCGCCGATCGTAATAGTCGCATTGGCGGATAAATAAACTTGAGAAAGCATCATCCCACCGGCTCCGCCGCCTCCGCCGCTTGCCGTTGCGCCCGGAACTAATCCGCCGCCGCCGCCGCCCGCACAGAGTAAGACGTCAAAAAGTCCCGCCTTAGTGACGGTAAGCGTTCCCGTTGAGGTGAAGGTAAGGAGCGTGTAGTTGACGCCGCCGACGGTGATCGAAGAACTCGTACCGCCTGTTGCTACGCCGTACCCGGTACCGCCACCGCGAAAAAAGATCGCGGTAGACGCGCTCGTGAAGTAGAGAACTCCACCCTCCCATTGAGCAAGCGCGAGCGAGCCCGCCGTGTTGACCGTCGCCGTTCCCGCGGTGACGGTGCACGTCCCTGTGTTGATGTTGTGAATCCAGACGACATCGCCCGCCGTGAAGATCGAAGTGTTAACGGTGATCGTCTTAGCGGTTGCCGCGTTCATGACGATCCGCTTCCCGGCATCGCCCGCGACGAGGACATACGAGTCGGTCTTCGTGTCGACTGTCCAGTTGTAGTCGTTGGCCTGCAACGAGTTCATCTGCGCGGCGGTGAGCACCTGTCCCGCGGTGAAAGTCTGCTTCGCCATAGTGCCTAGATCCTAGCCTCTCTACGTTAGGACGTTGTCGGCGTCGAGGATACCGAACTCTGCGTCATCGAGGAGCAGAGCGTACACGACGGTCGTCGGAGCCGTGTAGAGCGTGACCGTATGGCCCTGCGTCGAGATGAGATGCTCGATTCCCTCGACCGCTAGTTCCTCGGTGACGGTCGCGGGTGACCCGGTCGCGTACGACTTCGTGATCTCGACCGTGTCGCCGATCTCTAGTTCCGCGACGGCAGTCTTGTCCCCGGCGTCGAGCGGGTAGAGGTCAACGACGAGGGACGAGAAGCGCGGCTCCGGGGTAGGTGCGAGGAGGTAGAGCGCGAGCGCGTCGGCCTGCGTGTCGTCGGAGAGCAGTGAGTCGGTGATCGTGTAGGCCTGAATCTGATACAAGGCCTGCGATGCGAGATCCTCTTCTGTCTGAGCCGTTCCGCCGGTGCGTTGCACGACGACCCGGTTGATGACGTCCTCCGTCGAGTAGTCAATCCCGAGACCGCGGTACGGCGTGTGGCCAGATCCGGCGACGTCAGAGAACACGACGGACGGCCCGGAGAGCGTGTTCCCGATGCGGGCATCGAACGCGAGGTCTCCGTCCCGGGAGACGAAGAGGCGTCCCTGTTCGGCGGTCTGAACCTTGCGAAGGTACTCGAGAGCGGAGGTTCCTTCGGCGATCGCGTACGCGCCGAGCGTGGTCGTGCCGGTCTCGATGTCTCGTGTCGCTGCCGGGTAGTCCACTTCGGGCCGGTCGAGGATCGTCGTCACTCGTGCGGAGGAGAGTTCCGCCGAAGGTGTGAACGCCGAGAGACGGGTGTTCGCGAGGAGGAAGAGGTCGTCGGCGCACGTGATGACTACCCGCGGCAACTCTCCCGGCTTCGAGCCGTACGAGTAGGCGAAGTCGACGACGCGGCCCTTGTAGAGGTACTCACCGTTACGAGAGACTCGGATCTGGCGGAGCGGTGAGAGGCCGGGCGTGTCGTCGAACTCGTCGTAGTAGATCGAGTCCTCGTTGTATGGGTCGAAGTTCCGGGCCGGGTCGATGGCGTTGATGACGAGCGTTCCGGGTTGGATCGACTCGAGATCGTTGCGGCGTCCACGGAAGATGCGCGCGGTCTGCACTTGGGCCGAGATGTCCGAGTACGAGTCGACGCCGTCGAGAACGTATGTCGTCCCGTTGAGGATGCCTTGTTGCGTGTCGTCGAGTGTGAAGCCGTCGCCGAAGCCGGTGTCGATCTCGAAGAGGTACGTCCCACCCGAGACAAGTGTCGCCGGCATGGTCTAGACGGCGATCTCGATCTCGGCGGGGCCGTAGATGAGGTTGTATCTTTGGAACGCATCGACGACCATCGTCGGAAGGTTCTCGTCGGCGGTGACGGTGTTGATCGTGACGTTCACGACCGACGGAGTCGCTCCCATGAGTGCGAGATCGGCGATTCGTGCGGATTCGAGGTTGCCATAGTCGGCAAGGTTCGCGAGTGTGAGGCCACCTAACTCGAGAGCGCGCGGGTCGATCGACAGTCCACCGCGACCGCCTCGACCGCCGCCGCCTCCACCTCCGCCGGTTGTCTCAGGGATCGTGAGATCGGGGATTCCTCCGTTGAATGATGCTCCCGCGCCTTCGAGACGGTCGGGTGATCCCATGAAGCCCGAGCCGGTTGGAGATGTGTCGAGTGACGGCATCGAGAACGAGACGCCAGAGATTTCAGAGATGTTGCCGCCGGTCATCCAGTCGGGAAGACGGTTGACTTGTCGGATGACGAAGTTGACGGCGTCAATGATGCCGTTCACCATGCTCTCGAATCCTCCGAGGATCGCTCCGATGACCTTGAGAACGAATGATCCGACGGTTGCCATCGCGCCTGTGAACTTGATGAGGCCATCGAACACTCGCGGGAAGATGTTCTCAACGATGAACTTGAACGCCCCGCCGAGGACATTCATCACGATCGGCGCAACACGATCTCTTACGAATCCGATGAAGTCTCCGAAGAACTTCTGAATCTTGTCGATCGACTCACTATTGCGGTCGATGACTTCGCGCACCTTATCGAATACGATTCGTAATCCATCCATGACGGGTATCGCGACGGCTTTGACGATGTCGGCGATCTTTCGGAAGGCGTCTCCTACGGCGGGGCCGACTCGGTCGATAATGCGTTGGAAGATCGGGACGAGATCCTTGAGGAAGAAGTCGGCCAACTTGGTCACGATAGGTAGAACGTACGAACCGATCTGCTCGACTGCTTCGCCGAAGACGATCTTGAGGCGGTCAACTTTGCCGGCGAATGTGTCGGCGTTTGCTTGTGCCGCGCCTCCGAATAGTGCGGTGAGTTCGTCTGTGACGTCCTTGAAGTCGCCCGAGTTCTTGGCATTGTCCGAGAGTTGGATGCCCAACTTCTGTAGAGATGTCGTCTGTCCGCCGTACGCCTTCGCAAGTGCGAGCGATACGGAGTCGAGATCTCGACCTGTAGCGGCGGAGATGTCGAGCGCGACTTGGAGGAGTTCTTGCGACATGGTGACGTCGCCAGTCGCTCGGACAAGGTTTCCGAGGGCGGGCCGTAACTTGTCGTCGGCGACACCGAACGCCATCGACATCGCGGCGATCTGATCGTCTACCGCTTGCACCATCTCGTCGGTTGCGGCGGTCGTGTTCTGAATGGTCTGTCGGAGTTGCTCGAAGGACTGTTGATCCTCCGCGGCGGCCTTGACTGCCGCGCCGAGACCGGCGGCGAGTGCGCCGAAGCCTGCGGCGGCGGCGATGCCGACCTTCTTGAACGAGTCCCCGATCTTTCCGAGGCTCTGATCGGCTTCTCCGACGGCCTTCTTGAGTGGCCCGGCGTTGCCGGAGATCGTGACCGAGATCATCGCCATAGTGACGTCCTATCGTACTACGGGTTGAGTTCGTACTTCTCGATGAGGTTCTTGACGAGTTTTTCGTAGCGGTCTTTGATCTCGTCGCGGCGACGGTCGATCGCGTCATAGACGAACGGTTGAGGCTTGATGCGTCGAGCAGGCCATCCGAAATGGATCGGCCCGGCGTACTGCACAGAGGCCTTGTAGCCGACGCGCACTTTCGCGGAGGTCTTGGTTGCGGCGTCGCGGATCGTTGCCGATAGGTCACCGCTTCGGATCGGGACGTATCCGCGAGCGTCTGAGGCGACTTGTGCGGCGATGGCCTTATTGACGGGGAGGAACTCTTGCGCCCGGTAGTCGATGTCGTCGGAGAGGTTCTTGAGGGCCTTGCGTACTTTCGTGAGGCCTTCGATCTTGACCGCACCTTCGCGGCCTTCTTCGACTCGGAATCCGAACGTGCCAGTCTGTGCCATTAGCGGCGGCCCTTCTTCTGCGCTTCTGCGCGATCCTTGAGCCTACGGTGCATGACGTCGAGGATCTCCGGCGGTGTGTTGATGAGATCGAGCGGCGAGATCCCGGTGTCGACTGCCATGACTCCTACGAGTTCAAGGAGTGATCCCCGGATTAGCCTTTTGGGGCTTCGACGATGTCGACTTTCTTGATCGTCTTGAGCCACTCGTCGAAGATCTTCACGACTGCGCCAGAGTCTTTCTCGGCGAGCCATCCGAGGTAGTAGAGGTGCTCGAACTTGACGGCGTTGGTTGCGAACGCGGCAGAGATTCCCATCTTTGCCCAACGCTCGAACGCGATGATGGTCGGCGGGTACACCGGGAACTCTTCCCGGGTTCCGTCCCGCCGCTCAACGGAGACGGAGATGTCGATCATTACGGGGTGATGTCCTGATCGAGTGTTCCGCCCTGATAGGTGACGGTGACCGCGAGCAACTCGCCGACGTTGACCGTAATCGGCAACGATGCAAGGTATCCGCCGACGAGTTCGTACTTGGGCGATGAGGTTGCGGGTGCGCCTGCGAGCGGCTCGAACACAATGTCGCTCGTCGTGCCGACGTCACCGAAGAACGTTTGTACGGCTTCGGTCGTTGCGAACGATCCGAGAACGGTGAAGGTGATCTCGTTGTTCTGCAAGCCTGCGCCGAACTTGCGCGCGGTGTCGGCGAGGGTCGTGACTTCGAGAGCCTCTTTCGTGTAGGTGATCGTGATGCTCTGAAGTTGATCCTTGAGATCGACGCCGCCGACGGTGAACGTGTTCGCCGCGCCGAGGAATGTTGCCGTTGCCATGAGTTAGAGGTTACTCCTTGTGTCGATCCGATCCGTCCTTGCGCGCGCCTTGACGCTTGCGAGGCTTCGGTTCTTCATTGTAGTCGGCTTCTCTGATGTGGTGCGTCGCGACCCGACCTTTCGGGGAGATGCCGCGGCGGACGAGTTCTTCTTCGGAGACGATGTCGCCGACGGCGAATCCTGCCATACGGCGCGACATGATCTCGTAGTGCTTCATCCCCACAACTCTACGGAGAAGCGGTAGGCGAGCATCTCAACACCGGCGACGGTGACGGCGATCGGGACGGCGGAGACGCATCTGACGGAGGTGACTGTGCCGCCGAGGGTCTGATCGGCTTCGATCTTGGTCTTGATCGAGTTCGTCCCGGTCGCGGTGAGGAGACTGTCGAGGTAGTCCTGCGCGGCCCGGTCGGACATACGGCCCGCGATGAGGATGAGGTCGACGGTTGCGGAGTCTGCGCCGCGGGCGAACACGAGATCCCAATCGATCGAGAGTTGGCCGACGACGCAGGCCGGGGGCATGAGGCCGTCCGGGATGACGTCGTAGACGCGGAGGCCGGTGATGTTGACGGCGGTCTTGAGTGCGTCTCGGACTTGTGACGGGATCATGCGACGACGTCCCGACGGTATGCGCGGGTCATCGCGGCGATGTCGCGTCCGAGGGGACTCATGCGGATCGCGCCGAGTTCTGAGAGGCCGAGGACACCGCCGACGGAGGAGGCTCGCTTGAAGAGGTCGGCGGAGAGGATGAGGGTCGCTTCGACGATGTCGTCCGGGGCGACGCCGTTGTACCATCCGTACTTCGCGGTGACGCGAACGGCGGGTCGCCACGAGTACGGGGCCGGGAGTGTGGTCGCTCCGACCATGACGACCCGTGTGTATGGGATCGCTTTCTGTGGTGCGTTGATCGGGTCGAGGATGTAGTCGGTGTTGAAGGTGAGGACTTGCGTGTAGTTGCCGTTGCCGGTCTGATCGAAGTCGACCTCAATCCCGGTCGTCGTGGAGATGTCGTCAACGTCGAGGCGATACCAGTCGATCGGACGGTAGTACCTCTGTTGCGCGGTGGAGTCGGCGTAGAAGCGTCGGTTTGTGATGCGGTCGATCGAGCGGGAGGCCGATTCGATGGCCTTCTCGATCGTTGTGGTCTCGCCCGCCGTGAGCGTACTCATGTTGGCGTAGGCCTGAAACTGTGCGAGTGTCGCGTACCCGTTCGTGATCGCCATGTTCTAGGCCTTCTTTCGTTTCTTGCGAGGTATGTCGGCCCGCCTCGGAGCGGGTATCTCTTGGGACTCGACGCGAGGAGGCGAAACGGAATCCTCAGAGCCGAGACGGGCCGACGAACTCACGCGACTAGACGTCGCGGTGATGATCGGTTGACTTCTGAGACCCCGCGAGACCCGGATCATCGCCAGTAGATGACCCGGGTCTCGACTAGGGGGAGGCTCAGAATGTCGGGGTGACGAGACCCGTTCCGCCGATGAGCGCGAAGGCGTTCGGGTAACGGCCTGCCGTGTACGCCGAGTAGCCGTAGACGACCATCTTGACTTCGAGTTCCGCCGACTTGACGTCCTCGAAGCGGAGCATGAACGGCGAGCCGCCTGCGGTTTCCCAGAGGTGGGATTCCTGCGTGTTGCCGATGATGATGACGTCCTCGTTCGCGCCTGCGCCGTTCGTCGTGGTGACGTTGGCGTCGGTGATGACCGGGAGTCCGGCGATTGAGTAGCCGGAGTTGCCGTAGACGACGGAGCCTGCGCCCACGCCGATCGCGTTCATCGGGCCGTTCGGCGTCGGGACTGCCAACGGGCGACCCGTTGTGTCCACGGCGGCGAGGATGTAGGCCAGACGGCGCGGGTGCATGAGGATGAAGTTCGGGCCACCGAAGTAGTTCGTCTGGATGCGCTGTACGCCGTCAAGGATCTTCGGGTACAACTCCGCGACCGTCGGCGAGGCGTCGGTGTAGGTGATGACCTGCGTGATCGTGTTCGTCAACGACGTCGCCGAGGTGGTGACGTTGAGGGCGTCGAGTTGCGTGTGGTACGCCGAGACGAGGTCTGCCATGACGAGCGAGTCGATGCCCGTGCCACGCTCGAGAGCCTGACGCGAGACGTTCTGTTGACCGGCAACGGTGACGACCGAGATGTCCAACTTGGTGTCGTCCATGTTGGTCTCCTGCACGGCGGAGCCTTCCGTCTGCACGGCGGTTGCCGAGCCGGTCGTCACGCGCGAGATCGAGAGCGTGAGGCCGTTAGCCGGGAGTGCGTGTTGACGGGAGACGTCCATGAACGGACGGCCTGCGCGCGCGAACGGGGCGGCGAGGTCGGTGAGGAACTGCGGGACGACGAGTCCGGCGAAGTTCGCCGAGGTGACGTCACGCTTCTCGATCTTCTCTTCCTGCGTGTGGCGCGCGATGCGCTCACGGGCGTCGAAGTCGCCGAGAACCTGTGCGGCGAATGCGTCACGGATGAACGAGTGCTCACCGTTCGGGCGGTAGGTGCGCTCTTCGCTCTTGACCTTCCATCCGCCGACCTGACGGGTCTCCACCTTGTCGCCCTCAACCTTGCGGGCGAGTTCGGCGGCGGCAACCTTGCGGGTTTCGATGTCGGTGACCTGAGCGATACGCTCGTCAAGTTTCTCGATCTCCTTCGCGAGGGCGGCGATGTTCGCGGCCTCGACTTCGGAGATGTCGCGATCCTCTTCGGCGGCGCGGTTGAGCGTCGCGTCGATGAGGTCGGCCTTCTGATTCCGCTTCTCGTGAAGCGATGAGAGGAATGTGTTCACGGGTTGATCCTTTGGGGTAAGAGTTGATGATGTTCCTACCGGGTGCTCGATGCCTCGCGTGGCGGGTGCGGCATAATGCCGGGTGCGCTCTGCGCGAGCCGAGGGTGCGGCCTGCTCGGATTCTAGTCGTCGGTGTGCGACGGTTCCACTATCTCGAAGCGCGCTTGTGAGAGTCCGAAGATGCGACCGCCGGAGAGGATCGCGCACCATGTCGGCGCGTCCGGGTCACAAGTGCATCCCGAGTTCTGTCGCGGAATCTCCTCAACAACGAACGAGCAAGTGAGACACCTAATCTTCGCCATGTTCCCGCACGATGCCGTCGGCCCATGACTTCCCGGCATCGCCTCCCCATAACGCCCACGCGATCCGGCCCGCCGACGGGTAGCCGGGTTCGCCCTGCCGATACCCTTCGCCCTGCTTGTCGACTTCATGTCGAGCGAAGTACGAACGCATCCGAACGACTGTGTCGTACGAGAGGGCGCGACGGTTGACGATGTCCCGAGCGCGAGCGACGCCGACGAGCGTTCCGCCTCGTCCGTAGACCTCACGCCATGAGAGACCGCGACGAGCCTCGGCGACCATCGCGTCGTTAGGCGTGTACGAGTCCTGCCGCTCCTCGATCGGTTCCTCGATGGCGCGTTCCGCTTCGGCGATGTTGAGGGCGGCGAGTTGCGCTAACGCTTCGCGGCGGGTGCGGTGGCAACCTTCGATCTCGCCGTCGTCATCCTTGACGACCGCATACCCGGAGCACTCGGGATTATTGGTCTCGATGTGCCACGGCATGACGACTAGGCGTCAAGGTTCGGATAGAGCACTCTGAGAGACTCGGTGACTCCGTCGGCGCATACCGCGTAGAGGTTCTCGTACTGTGGGACGAATACCGTGTGCGGCGACGAGTGCTTTTCGTACGGGACGCCGATCGACGAAGTGACGTCGGCTCCTCCGACGTAGACGGTGGAGTTGCCGGCGATCTGTAGGTAGATCGTGCGCGGGATCTCGTCGGCGGCGATGACGATCTGTCGCGTTGAGGTGACTGAGTAGGCCTTCGAGATCATCGGCGGATCTTCGACAGTACGTTCTCAAGTTGGGCGAGGTTCGGCTTCTCGATGACTTCGCGCACCGCGGCGACCGCGGCGGCGTCACCGTATGCGCCGAACGTGACGAGGGACACTTCGGCGAGGTGAGCCTTGACGCGCTCGACGACGCCGTCCTTGCGGCGGAGATCCTTCAACGGTTGGAAGCCAACCGAGAAGTTAGTGAGGACGCCGTCGCGTACGAGTTCGAGTGCCTCGTCGCCGGCTTCGGTCTTGGAGATACGGAACTCTCCGTACAGTCCCGTAGCGTCTTCGCGGAGCATCGTTGCGCGTCCGATCGGGTTGTCGCTCTTGTGTTGGTAAAGCATCTTGACTCGGTTTGCGGCGCGGGTGACTGCGTCGAATGCACCCTTGCGGAATACTTCGGTGAGTCCTGCGTGGATGCGTTGCTCGCGATCGTAGGGGACGCAGATTCCGCAGACTGTACGTCCGTCGCCTTCGGCGCGAACTTCGAGGTCTAGTTCGTAGCGGCGGGTCTCGATGCTCATGCGATCTCTTCGGTCTCCTCCGACGAGTCTACGTCGGTTTCGATGTCCATGTCGTCTACGGGTTCGTCGATGTCGTCGCCGGTCTTGAGATCATCTTCGAGGTCGGTGATCGGTTCCGTCGGGTCGAGGTCTTCGATCTCGCGCACTTCGTCGACGGTGAGGAAGCCTGCGTCGAGTGCGACCTTGTGGGCGTCGTAGCGGGACTTCGTGTCCGGGCGGAGTAGTGCGTCGAAGTTGAACTTCGCGTACTGACCTCGCGGGAGGAGGTCGGTCAGACGTTGCTCGATGCGAGACGCCCACGGCATGAGCGACCATCGGACTAGTTGGAGGTTCTCTTCTGAGACGTTCGAGTAGGTGCGCGACGAGTTCGGTGCGCCGAGGTAGTAGCCGGGGAGTCCGAGGATGTTCGCGATCTCGGTGAGCGAGAACGTGCGAGCCTCGATGAGTTGCGAGTCGCGGGCGTTGTGCGAGATCTCCTTGATCTTGGTCGTCTCGTTGAGCACCGGCGGCGCGTGGTTGATGCCTCCGTAATGTTGCATCCATTGAAACTTGAGTTGTTCGGCCTTCTCCTGTGAGAGGTCGGGATCGCTCGATTCGATGACGACGTTCGGGACTGCTCCGCCGTTGAAGTACCTCTGCGCGTACGTCTGTACGGCGATCGCACCGCCGAGGCTCTGACGTTGCGCGGCGAGGATGCCATAGCCGACGAGGTCGCCGGGTTGCGAGAATCCTTTGATGTGGAGGATCTCGTCGGCGCGGTACTCGACGGCGGTTCGGTCTTGGTCGAGGATCTTGTAGTAGATCTCGCCGTCGCGTCGAACGACTGAGACGCGGGCCGGGTTGACCGGGTAGATCTGATCCGGGTAGCCGTTCGCGCCGGGTGCTCCGAGGATCGCGACATAGTTTCCGTGTACGAGAAGCGCGGATACCATCGCGGAGATCGTCTCGATGAGTGTCTCGTTCGGGACGGGTCGCTCTAGGAGGAGCGGTTGCGGGTTGACGGCTTTTCCGTTCTTGCGGTAGGCGTGGAGCGGGAGTTGACCGATCGCATCTGAAATAAGTGTTACTCCGCGCCAGATGCCCGGGATCGACATCGTCGAGCGTTCGTCGACGATGACTCCGGCGTTGACGTCGACGAAGTGCGTCGACATACGGCCCGCCGCGTCGACGTAGACGTTCGGGTAGGTAGCGGTGTATGCCGCTCCGAGTGATCGTTGATCGACGACGAAGAAGTCTCGGAGACGAGAGAGTGCGCCCATGCTCTGCCCGAGTCTAGTAGATGCGTGACGCGGGTCGGGCGACGGACTTGTTCCGGTGCGTCGCGTGATGCCATGCGATGACCGCGGCGTAGAGCGAGGTGATGTCGGCGGAGGGGACGTTGCGTTGAAAGAGCCATTGTTGCCCGAGGTTGCGTCGTGTCGCGGCGGCGACGGCCTTGTCGAGCCGGTCGTCGGACTTGACCTTGAGGTTCTTGTCGAGCGCGGCGTCGTAGAAGAGACCGCAGGCGGCGACGACGTCGGCGGTCTTGTAGACGACGATCGGGACTCCGACTTGCTTGAGCGGGTCGAGCAGGGTTCCGGCGGGGCCGAAGCCGTCAACGACGACTGTTCCTTTCCATCGTCGGACGAGTTCGAGGACACGGTTCGCGACCCATGAGACGCCGTCCCGGTTGTCGATGAGTTCGATGTTGCCTTCATGGTCGGCGACTGCGATCGACGCCGTGGAACGGTCGAGAGCGACGTCCACGGAGAACGAGAGCGTCCCGGCGGGAGCGACCTTCGCAGAGCAACACGCCGCCCACACCTTCCCGGGAATCATGCGCTCGTCGACGACTGACCAGACGTTGAGGTATGACCGCTTGAACTCGTTCAAGGTCATCGTCGACATCGCGTGTTTGACGGCTTGCTCGTTGACGGTGAGGCCGAGGGCGGGCATACAACGCGACCAGACGTCCCGGTCGAACGGGTCGTCGTCGGGTTCGGCGGCCCACTCGAAGTAGGCGATCCCGTTCCCGGTGTCGGCTTCGACCGCGGCGCGGCCTTGCTCGACCTTGCGCTTGAGGTAGAGGGAGCGGTCGGTTCCGGCGGTGGAGACTACGACGATCTGCGCGTCTCTCTTAGTTGCCATCGTCGGGAGTAGGGCTTGCTCTCGGACGTCGTCCTCGTCGGCGAACGCTTCGTCGATGATCGCGAGGTCGAGTGTGCGTCCGTGACCGGCGGAGATCGAGTTGCGGAGCACTTCGACCCGGGAGCCGTTCTTGAAGATGATCGCCTCGTCGCCGTTCGCTCGGTAGATGCGGTCGATAAGTGGCGCGAGTTTCGATCGCTCGAGGATTGGACACCAGTCGTCGAGAAGTTTCTGTCGTGCGTCGTGTCCTGTCTGCGCCGTGTATGCGATCCTCTGCGGGCTTCCCCACTTGAGCGCACGATGCACAACGAGCGCAAGGATGAGGGACGTCTTGCCGGACTGCCGCGGCACAGTGAGACAGAGTTCCCGGTATGCCGGATGCGTCCCGTCGAACTCGAGGGCGACCTTCGCGACTTGCTCTTGCCACGGCATGAGCGGCAGGCCGAGGAGTTTGGCGACACCGGCGACCTCGCCGCCGCGGGTCTTACGGGTTCGAGCCGGGGTTGCGAATCTCGGAATCGAGGAAGTCCATGTATGCGGCGAAGTCTTGCTCGTCCGAGTCACCGATAGACCTCAACCTTTCCACCGCTTCCCGATACTGCCTCCACAGTCCGTACGACGTCGGGTTCGCGTCTACGGAATCTGCCAGAATCCTACACAAGGTAACAGTCGCGGAGTCGATCTTCTCAAGGCGACCAAGGCCGTAGAGGATCTCGATCGTCATCTCGACCGCTTCACGGTTGCTCAGATTCGCCGGGATTTGCCGAGATTCTTCCGCCTTCTTCGCGGGTTTGCGTTTCTTCGCCGGAGTTTGCTCGGATTCGCCTCGGTTGGTCATGGCGAGATTCTAGACGTCGGAGAGAGAAGAAC